GTTTTCCTAAAGATTCTTCAAATGAAATATTTAAGAAAGAACTCATATCTGCTGCTAATTGAGTAAGATTTTGGCTCATTATATAAGCTTCTTCATTTGCTAAACCATAACCTTCTGCTAATGTCTGTAACATTGCAATAGAGTTCATTGTCATTGAACTATCTAAACCTAAAACTTTTTCAGCTTTGTTTACAAATTCTGTAGCAGCTTGAGTAGAATTTCCCATAGTTGCTCTAAATAAGTTCATAGTTTCAATGTAATTATTCATTTGTGTCATGGCTTTATAACCAGCACTTGCAATAGATTTTATTCCTTTTAAGAAAACACCAAAGCCAACTAATTTTAAAGCTCTATCTAACCCGTTGATACTACTTGATAGCTTTTGTATTGATTTTTGAGCTTCATCTGTATCCGCAGTAAATTTTGCACCTACACTATCTGTAATAATATCAGCCATCTTTTACTCCTTAAAACGTTTTTGCATATTTCTTGCCCAATTTTGAAAATAAATTTGTGTTTTTAATAATTGTCTTTCTTTTAATTCTTCTTGGTCAAGAATTTCTTTTTGAGTATCCTCAAGACCATAAGGTCTTTTTGGATAACGTAGAGGCTTCTTTTCTTTAGAAAAGGGACGTAATATAGGAGATACATCACATAGTGCCTCATATATATACGCCCCTTGTTGCCAAATAATCCATTTTGTCTTTTCTGCTTCACGCTTTTCTTTTATTCGATATGCTTCTAAATAATATTTTGCTAATTCAATATCTTCATACCAAAATTGTTCATAAGTCATACCAATAGACATATAAAATGGACATAATTTTTTAAAAACTTCTGTTAGGAAAATATGCTCTACTTGTTTAGATTGAACTAAACTATTTTCCATTCTATGTTTTTTGATTCTTTTTCAGGATCACCCGCAATTAAAGAATCATAACATTCACCTATCATACTAATCAATGCTGTATTTAATTCTTGCTTATTAGGAAAAATATCAAAAATTTTATCAATTTGTTCTTGTGTTATTTTTGGATGATTTTTATAAAAAGCAAATCTAAAAGCTAAACCAATCATAGTCATAGGCTTTTTTACATATTCCTCTGCTATAAAGCCATTTTGTTCCATTAACACAATGGCTTGTCTATTATATTCTAAAGTATAATGTTGATTTTCATAATCAAATTCAATTTTTTTACTCATTTTTTCTTTATCCTTTCATTTTTTAATTAAGCAGATGGTTTAGCTGCCCAAATTGGGGCACCAGTTGGTGTAATTGAGTTTTCGATTTCAGCAACAGAGTTTACATCCATTTCTGGTAATCCCATTCCAGATGGTTCTCCTGGGAAATATAATCCTTCTGTCATACCTGGAATATCAACTAAAAACCAAGTTTTTTTACTTGATGCAATTCCTGTTTGATAAGCTGTCATTAAAGTATCCCAATCATTTTTTAATTGTTGAGATAAATTAAATGTGAATCCTAAAGCACCACCTAAATCTTTTAAACCAGGAATATATGTTCTATATTCTGTTTCGTTTAAAGTTGTTGTTTCAAGAGTATCTGGACTTGGATTCATTGAAGGTATTGTTTTAATACCTAATAAATCTGTATATCCAGTAGTTGGTCTTGTGCCAGCTGTTGTTTCTACAGCATATTTTAAATGTACACCAATTGTACTTAAATAAATTGGATCTGGCATTATTTGTTCCTCCTAATATTTAAAATATTTTGAATTTCTATAATATTTATAAATTAAATCTGTTTTCAAATCATAAATGCAACTATATCTTATTGTATAAGTCATAACCGTTGGATCATAAATGAATGGCTTTAAATTATTGTTACTTGTTATTCTTTTCATTTTGAAATTCGCAGACATATAATCATCAACTATTCCTGCTATTTTTTTAACACTATCAACCAAATTATATGGTTTCATATCTCTACTGTAACATACAATTTGATAACTTAAAAGTGTTGTTTGTTCTCCTTCAGTTGTTGTTCTTTCAACAATTTCATCGTTATCAATTTCTTCAACTGTAACTTTTGGATATTTTCCCTTTGGCATAGGTTGATAAATCTCTTTAACAATAACTCTATTAAATTCATCTTCTCTTGCTCTAAAAGTTTCTTTTAAGCCGTTAATTATTTGTGGAGTTAAACTTATCATTATATTTCCAACGCTTCCTTTAATCTTTTTTCAGCTAATCTATTAAACTCTTTTTTGGTAACTTTTACAGCATCATAAACTATTTTTTGTGCTGGAATACCTTGAGTATATATAGGTTGTCCACTTTCATTAAGATAAACCCAATATAATTCTCCTGCATTAATATCAGTTTTTTCATCAAGTTGTGTAACAACATCTTTAACGTGAATATCACGTTCAGCCCTTCTAATTTTTTCACCACTATTATAAGCATTTAATTCAAATTCTTGCTTTTGTGGATGTGGGCTATTTTGTCCTTCTGTACCTGTACCAAATTCAGTGTAGATTGCTTGAGTTCCAACCATTTTTGTTGTTTTAGAATAATCGTCGCCTTCAATTTCAAAAGACATACCACCCATTGCTTGTAAACCACTTGAAGTATAATTTTTTTCCATTTCACTTTTAGCTAATTGAGATAAATCATTAACTAAATTTTTACCAGCCATATTCATTCTTCTTGCCCAATCAGCAGTTTGATGTGTCCATTTCGCAAGTTCTTTATTGTTTAGTTCAATTCTAATACTCTTGCTCATAAGTATCATCACCTGTCATTTTTCTTAAATAGATTGTTGCTTCTGTTAAGTAAATGTTTGGCTCACCATGAACATAATAATCTGCCGTATTGCAAGTTGGATCATATTTTTCTGGTGGCTTTTGAAATATAAAAAATCTATCACCATTGTGTATTTTTTTAGCAAATTCTTTTGTTGTATATATAGAAATTCTTTTAGAATAATCTAAACCTGTTTCAAGCATTTCAGCATCTACCGCTAAAGGTAGAAAACTTAATTTTACTTTCATAGGTTTTGAAAAAACTTCTCTATAAGCTTCTGTATCATATACATCTTCTAAATCTGCTGAATTTACAACAAGAATATTATTTTCGTCATTATCTTGTACAACATTACCTTGATCATCTATCAAAACTTTATATTCATAATTTTGTCTTACACAATAATATACTTCTCTTTTATTTCTCTCTAAAATTTTCAATTTAACCAACTCCTTTTGCTAAAGGAATTATTTTTTGTGTTAATTTTAAAGGATATGGTGAAGCAGAATCATAATTTCTTATTAATCCACCTTCACTGTGATATGTTTCACCTTCTGCACCACGTTTATTTATGGCACTAACAGCTAATTGAACGATTATTCCTGCATAAATATCTTCAAAAGGTTTCTCATCACTTGGGGTAAAATGTCTGTCATTGTAATATTCTAATAAAGCATCGCTTATTTCATCTTGTGCTTCTTCCATTGTTATAGGTGTATCTGTTTCATCAAACTTATTAAAAAGTCTTGTAACTAATTCTTGCACTTTTTCATTGTTAGAATAATCCATTTTACCCTCCTTTAACTAAAAATCTTCATCTTTAATATCTATACTTTTTTTCTTACTATCTGTATTTAAAAGTTTGTAAGCTTCTTCAATAGATATAGATTGTAATTTATCAACTAAATTATCTTCGATGATTATTCTGTCAGTAGCTTTAGCATCATATCCATCTTTTGTTTTAGATATTTCAACTTCAACTATTTTATTTTCATAAGGTTTTACATAAATTTTGCCTTTATATACATATAGCATCTTACTTATTTCCTTTCTTTCCCTTTTTGAAACCAAATTCTTCATCTAAAGTATTTTCTTCTTTTTCTAAAGAACCTTTTTCAATTTTTTCTTCAATTTCTTCCTTTTCAACAAAAGGAGCTACTTTTTCAGTAGCTCCCTTATTCTCTTTGGAAGCTAATTGATAACCAAGTGGTTTTAATTGTTTTTCAAAAGTTTCTTTTGTTACTACAATTTCAAAATCACCTTTTTTAACTGTTATCATTATCGCTCCTCCTTTTAGTTAGATGGATTTACATCTAAAATATATACGTTATCAGCTTGTTCGAAACTTGGTAACATAATCATAGATACTTTTGTCATAACGTTTACAGGATCTTCTTCTTTAACTGTTGTAACTGCAACAGAATTGTTTACTAAAGAAACTTCAGCTTTTGTTGCACCACTCATTAAATCGCTTTCTTCTGGTGTTGTACCAAAGTGTGTATATCCTAAAGGTCCGTCTGGCATTAATACGAATACATCATCAGCGAAGTATTTTGTAAATGTACCATCTTCTGCTACATATCCGTTATCGTTTACATAGATAACAATACCTGTTTGTTGTTCAATATATTTTCTTACTTCATCACGAGTAATTGTAATATTACCTTGTGCTAAAACATATAATCTATTTTTAATAGCTGTGTTATTTAATAATGCGTTTAAGCAAGCTGTGTTACACATAGCTCTTGTTAAAATAACACCTTTTGTTCTTGCTAAATCTTGTGTATCTGTGATGTCCTTAATTGGATCAGCAGCAGAATTTGACCAAGCTGTTGAAACTGTGATTTTGTTAGCTTGTGGCATACCATAATCATAGCTATAAGCTTGTCCATTACTTGCTAATGTAATTGTACCTGTTGTTAATAATTGCATTCTTACTCTTTCTACTGTTTCGTAAGCTGCTTTAATTAATTCAACTACATCATCAAATACTTTTGCAATAATTTGTCTAATTAATTGTTCGTTTTGTGTTTGTAATAATGTGTTAAGTTCTTGTCTTAACTTTTCATCAATTACTTTACTTTCTTTGAAGAAAGGCATTTCAGTTTGTACCTTTTCTAAACCTTGTCTATCTCTACGAATTGCTTTTGAATCGAATGCTGCTAATTTTAAACCAACT